TTAGAGGACCTTTGCTGTCACAGTCAGGATATGGAAACCACTCAAGACAAGTAGTTAAGTGGCTACTAAAAAGAGATGACTTCGAAGTTAAGACACAAGTTTTACACTGGGGTATCACACCTTGGCACATCGACGGATCCGTGGAAGACGGAATTATTGGTGAGATCATGCAAAGATCTATTAGTGATACACCGCACGGTTTTGATCTGTCCTACCAGATTCAATTGCCTCATGAATGGGATACTAGCATTGCAAAAGTAAACATAGGCGTCACAGCTGCAGTTGAAACTGATGTTTGCACACCAGAATGGGTTACATCGTGCAACAGAATGACTGCTGTCGTCGTTCCATCTAAGTTTACAAAATCAACGCTGGAAAGATCAGGTCAATGTGTGACTCCAATTACTGTAATTCCTGAGTCTTATATACCAGAAATTAATCAAAAGCCTCAGCCTCTTCCTGTTGACTTTTCTACGGACTTTAACTTCTTGCTTTTTGGTATGCTAACTGGTCAAAACCCAAGAAGCGATAGAAAAAATCTTTTCTACACAATTAAGTGGATCTTGGAAGAGTTTGCTGACAATCCGGACGTAGGGATTGTTCTTAAAACTTCGTCCGGTAGAGGTACAAAAATAGACAAAAAAGTAACACAAAAAATTGTGACTCAAGCCGTAAGTGAAATACGAAGAGGTGCTTATCCAAGGGTTCACTTCATGCACGGGTGCATGACAAATTCAGAAGTTGCCTCTATCTATAGACACCCTAAAATTAAAGCTTTAGTTGCTCTGACTAGAGGTGAAGGGTACGGTCTGCCTATTTTAGAAGCTGCAGCATCAGACTTACCCGTTGTGGCTACAAACTGGTCAGGCCATTTAGACTTTATGAACAAAGGAAAGTTTATTGCTGTTGACTACACTATGCAACAGATAGACAAGACTAGAGTAGATGATCACATATTTTTGAGTCATGCTAGATGGGCTGAGCCATCTGAAAAAGACTCTAAAAAGAGACTAAGAAAACTTTACGATTCTTACTCTACACCTAAACAATGGGCTACTAGTCTTGGTAAAACATTAAGAGAGGAACTTTCTCACGATAAGATTTGTGAACATTGGGACTCTCACCTGGCGGAGTTGTTAGAGTGATGGACATTCCATACGAATACTACATAATTATTTGTTTGTGTGCTGCTCTAGTTGCTTCTGTTTACTTTGCTATTAAGTTTGGGATGATTATTTTAAGAATGCAAGATGCGATCGAAAATTCTTTGGAGAAGCTAGATGAGAGCTACGCATCAATCTCAGAAACCCTACAAACACCGCTTTTCTTTGACAATGCACAAGTGAAAAAAGTTTTGTCGGACATTGAAGCATCTAGAAATGCTGTGCTCTATGTCGCCGGTCAATTAGCCTCCATCGAGCAGGTTGAAGAAGCAGATGAAGAGGAGAACATCTAGTGGCCGGCAGAAAGAAGATAAGAAGATCAAAAGGTAAAAGTAGAAATTTATACTTTACGTTAGAGACACAAGATTCTCTAATACTATATCAAAACTCAGAAGTTTTAGAAGAACAGCAAAAAATCTATTTAGAAAAAATAGCACCAGCTTTTGAAAAGCTAGTTGAAAACTTAATTTTTGTCTATGGCTTTAAAACTGCTTATGATTCTTTTGATGACTTAAAAACTGATTGTGTCTCCTTTCTGTATGAATCAATTCACAAGTGGAAACCTGAAAGAGGTACTAAAGCTTTTTCATACTTTAATGTTGTTGCAAAAAACTGGCTGATTATTAAATCTAGACAGCAAACAAAAAGAATGAAAAGGCACGTATCAGTAGATGCTCCCGATCTTATGACAGCTTCTCAAAAGTCGGCTTATGAGTCATATGATGTTGTTCCTGCCCCTGATGAAATCCTAATAAATGCTGACTTAAGAAATCAAATCAACGAACTGTTAGTAGTAATTGCAGGAATTGTGACTAGTGAGTCTGAAAAGATATGCATATCAGCAATTCAAACAGTTTTTAAGAACATAGATGAGCTTGACTTTCTAAACAAAAGAGCTATTCTTGTGTATGTCAGAGAAATTTCGGGACTTAACCCTAAGCAGTTGTCCGTAGCAATGTCTTCAATACGTAAACACTATAGAAAATTAACAGGTTACGACAACAAGTTTAACCTATTCTAGAGGTGTACTGTGTCAGAAAACATTGAAAAGGGCTTAGACAGTCTTAGCAAAACAAATAAAAAAATTGAAGACTTTAGCGAAATACTCGACAGTCTGACTTCTACAGAAGACAAAAAAAAGCTTTTGTGGAAAGAGATTTATGAAAATGCTTTGACTGACAGGGAAAACGCAAGCATGCTTTTTGACGACGCTTGGTCAAATATGGCTGAGGGCACTACAGGCCACGCCACACTAGGACCTGTTATGACTAAGTACTTAGAAAGAATGTGCAAGTCTAACGAGCAAATATTGAGGTTGGCAGAGCTAATTGCAAAAGCTGAGGAAGAGTCTGCTAAAATAGATCCGGACGATATTTTTAGTGAGATTAATGGGTGATGTATGGCTAAGAAAAAAGGAGTAGACGTACAGAGGAAAATGTCGACCAAGAGAGTCGACCACTCCGAAGAAATTCAGGACATAGCCCACGCCCCGCCGTCTAAGGTATTTCAAAGAGCTGTTGTAGTAGAAGTACTAAACGACGTATCGTTAAGAAGTGCAGAAGAAATTGAGACGCTGTCACAAAACACTGTTGATCCTGCATCTTTAAAGTACGCGCCCAGAAATTCTCTAATAGTAAGGCTATATGCATCAGGAGCTGACAAATCAGGCACAAAAGATTTGCTTTGTTACCCTTTCTTTCCTCCTCATTTTGCCATGCCAATCAAGCAAGGTGAACAAGTTTGGGTTTTTGCCGAGTCACCTGATGTTCCACAAAAGGTTGCGTACTGGATAGCTAGAATCCCGGAAGCTGATTTTGTTGATGACATTAACTACACACATGGGGACCGAAAATTTTCGATTGCTGTTGACAAAACTGAAGAGCTTTCAGACTTAGAAGAAGAACCAGAAGACGAAGATCCACCACCAGAGGATGCTGATCCCCCACCGGAAATCACCGGCAATAAAGAACCAGACACACTTCCGGGACCTCCAGCATTTAATAACGGAGCAACTGAGCAGGGTGATGACGCTGCCACTACACTATCACAACCTCAAAAAGAAGGTGCACCAGAAGGAGAAGCCGAAGAAGGCGACCCTATCTATGAAGTGATATTTACAGGATCACTAGGCGGACAAGCTTTTGCACTAGAGCCTGTCCCTAGATTTACAAAGCGCCCAGGTGACTTGGTGCTCCAGGGATCTCATAATTCACTCATATGTTTAGGAACAGATAGAGGCTGGACTGTTGAAAGCCGGCCTGATGGTGCTGATTTCAGTAACGCGTTTACACCTGATGGAGAAGGTCTTAGACCATTTTCTGGGACTGTAGATATCGTCGCAGGCAGAGGAATGTTTGCTGGGGACTTAGACCCTGATAAGGCTGAGCTAGTAGATACAGAACCAAGAGTAATCGAAAATGCCAGAGGGGCACTAGAAGTTGACAAGAATCCTGCATCCTACTTTGGTGACGATATAAGAAAAGACATTGAGCTTAATAGACAAGATGTTGCAGTCGAAGGTGATCCTGACTTTGTTTACGATGCATCTAGAGTGTATGTCTCAATGAACACCGACGGCGACACAAACTTAGACTTAGCATCACACACGCCTGAATTTGTCAAAGAAGCAGGTGCTGAGCCTATAGACGAGTCCCCTTATGTCATTGTAAAGTCAAATGAAATTAGAATTGTTTCCAGGCATACAAAAGAAGAAAACAATAGAGAAAAAGTAGAAGGATCGATAAGAATAGTCAGAGAAGATGAAGATCCAACTAAGGCATGCACAATTACTATGCTCCCAGGAGGAAAAGTCCTAATTGACGCAGAGCAGATTGTTATAGGCGACGGAAGAGAAAACCAAACGTTTGTGGGTAATGGTGCAACTGAACAAATGGTGCTAGGAAACACGCTTACAGATTCTGTCCTTTTGCCATTCCTACAAGCAATTAGAGATAATGCGCCAACGATTTCACAAGGAGCTAGTCCAAATGTTTTAGCACCGGCAGTACTTCAGGCAACAATACAAGTGTTGGCAGCTTTAGGCGACGGCGGAGACGAAAATACAATTCTAAGTAAAGTGGGGAAGATTAAGTAATGGCACTAGACGCAGGCAAACTCGAAAGCGCTTTAAAGTCAGCACTTAAGTCTGCTCTAGATGCAGAGCAAGGTGTTGCACCAGACGAAGGGGACGAGCATAGAACAAAATTTTGCAATGCAGTAGCAGCTGCTGTTGCTAAAGAAGTAGTTGATCACATATTGTCAAACCTCGAAGTTACAGGAATTATGATTCAGGTTGACCCCGCCTCTTACGTTATCAATGTGGTTGGAGGAGTAGGAATTCCAGCAATTAACTTTCCAAACCCCCCACTTATTCACAAGCAAATGAACGACGGCATAGGGCTAATAAAATAATGGCATTAGATTCAGGACAATTACATTCAGCACTTAAATCAACTTTGAAGTCTGAGCTAGACTCTGCTTTAGGTCCGGCCCCAGATGAGGGCGATGATCACCGAACAAAATTTTGCAACGGTTTTGCCAAAGCTATATCAGAAGAAATAGTAAAACACATTTTGGACGAATTAGAAATAGTAGGAGTTGAAGTTGAATTTCCAGGAGGTACTTACTTAAAAGACTCTTTTGGGGGTTTTGGTTTCACACCAATGCCAGGCGTACCTCCACCTGGAATACCTGGAACTCCTATCATTCCTTTCATGCAGCCTGCTCCTTTGTTTTTCGGACAAGCCCCTATGCAGAAGATGAGCGGTAAAGGACTAGTCAAGTAGATTCAACTCTAGTACACACACACTCTGTGCCATGTATACTTACTCCTTGTAGGAGTGTGTAATGACAACTAACACAACTAACAACCGCAGGGTATATAGTTTCAAAAGTGTAGGTGAGCTAGAACGTGATAACCGCCAAAATGACGAAACTGTCGTTGTCAAGATTCCGATTGGAATAGCAACTCCTGTATCTTTAGGCAATAATTCATTGTTCAAGATGCACACATCACAGATTAATGTGATAAAAGATAATTTTAGAAACATGTTGATGACCAACCATGGTGATCGTCTTGGTTTTTATGACTTTGGTGCTAATTTGGAAGAGCTTACTTTTGAATTAGGTTCTGAAGAAACTGACGCAGAAGCAACTAGAAGAATTGCTAAGACTACAGCGAAGTACATGCCTTTCATAAACCTTGACACTTTTGAGCCGTTTAAAGAAAACTTTGACAATCAACATACAGGTAAGATTGGCATTAGAGTAACGTTCACAGTACCTAAACTATCAAATAAAACAAATGCAGTTGAAGTCTTACTGTATGTAGCAGGATAATAATATGGCAATTGATGTACAGAAAAAAGTCAAGAGAGAAAAAGTAAGAAACTTCGTTGCAAAAGATTTTGATGCGCTTCGAAATGAGCTTCTTCAATACGCAAGAATTTATTTTCCCGATAAAATTCAAGACTTTTCAGAAGCTAGCTTGGGTGGTTTATTCTTAGATCTAGCTGCAATGGTTGGTGATACAATGACTTACTATCTAGATCACCAATTTAATGAGTTAAATCCACTTACAGCAATCGAAAGCGGAAACGTAACAAGGCATGTTAGAGAAGCAGGCGTAAAAATCACAGGATCTTCTCCTTCTTCTGTCATGGTCAGGTTCTTTATTGATGTTCCTGCTGAGAAAGACGTAATAGACTTAGAATACCGACCTAAAAAAAGTGCGTTACCTGTCATTCTAGAAGGTACTGTTCTAAGAGCAGCTTCAGGAATTACATTTAACTTGACTGACGATCTTGACTTTTCTAAGAAAGACAGAAACGGAAAGTACATAGCTAGATTTAGTGTTAACAAAAAGAATACGGATGGAACACCTGCTTCATTTGTAGTTTCACTTGAGGGCCTGTGTATCTCAGGTACAGAAATTACAGAGTCATTTAAGGTTGGGGGCTCACATGTCCCATTTAGAGAAATAGTATTGACCAACCCACATGTCAATGAAATTTTAAGTGTTTCTGATGGTAACATGAATGACTATTTCGAAGTTGAAGCACTCTCACAAGACACAGTTTACAGGGCTGTTCTTAATATGGGAGATGATGATCGTTTAGTTCCAAGTAACTTAGAAATTATTCCAGCTCCTTACAGATTTGTCTCCAGATTTGACCCTAGATCCAAGATTACAGTTTTAAGATTCGGCTCAGGAGATGCTACTACTTTTGAAGACGACATCATACCTGACCCAAGTAAGTTGGCTTTGCCGTTGTACGGAAAGAAAACATTTTCAAGATTTTCTATAGATCCACAGCAACTTCTAAAAACAAGAACTTTAGGCGTGTCACCTAAAAACACAACAGTTTCTGTTACATATCGATTTGGAGGAGGCCTAGATCATAACGTTCCAGCTTCGTCAATTAGATTTGTTGAAACACTTCGAATGGAATTTAGAAACAGCCCATCAACGCTAGACGCTCAGCAAGTAAGACAGTCAGTTGACGTTAAAAATAGAGACCCAGCCAGAGGAGGTTCTTACGCACCTACTCTTGATGAACTAAGAAATCACGTTCCAACAGCTAGACAAATGCAGTCAAGAATTGTAACGAAACAAGATTTGTTGTCTAGAATTTACACGATCCCAAGTCAATTTGGTAGAGTTTATAGGGCAGGAATAAGGCAGAGCGATATTAATCCACTAGCAACGAACATTTATATTGTGTCTAGAAATGAAGACGGAAGGCTGTCAGTTAGCCCAGATGCGCTTAAGGCAAACCTTTCAACTTACTTAAACGAGTTTAGGTTAATTTCTGACGCTCTGGACATATTAGATGCACAAATCATTAACTTTACAGTTTCGTTTGGTGTATTGACTGCTCCTAACAAGAGTAAACCTAAGATTGTACAGACTGTCATTTCTAGACTTAGTGAGATTCTAGAATTAAGAAACTTCCAGATAGATCAGCCAATTGTTTTAGATGATATTGTCAACATCATTATTAATACTAGAGGGGTTGTTTCACTCATGAACCTGGAAGTCAAGCCAATTATTGGCTCGACTGACGGCAGAAATTATTCTTCTGCGTCATTTAGTTTTGACAATGCCACTAAAGACAGGATGATTATCGGGCCTCCCGGATCTATTTTTGAATTAAGATATCCGGAATTTGACATTATCGGATCAGCTAAGTAGGAGTCAAAATGTACTTGATCATAACAGCAAGTAGTGACGCATACATACAAAATAAAATTATTGACAGTTCGTATCGGACTACTGATGCCAATACAGGAATTGCAGGAACTCTAGATCTTTTTAAGCTTTATGGAGAGACTTCACTCCCTGGCCCTGAGGCAGCAGGTGCTGCTTCTACTTTTGCTTTAGACACCGACAGCGATGGAACACCTGAAACAGCTGTTGAGCTTTCTAGAATTCTTATAAAGTTCGACTATGATAAGCTAATCAGGCAGTCGACTGACAATATGGATGTAACTGACTCGAAATTTAAGGCGTATCTAAATCTTAAAACAGTTTCAGCAGGACAGTTTACTCCCAAGAACTTTACGATTGATGTTTATCCTCTAGCACAAGCTTTTGATGAAGGAGTTGGAAAAGATACAATCAGTTTTAAAGATCAAGATGCTACAAACTTTTTGACAGCATCATTTACAGGTGCGACCGTCAACGCATGGAACTCACCAGGTGCAGGAACATTAGGTGCAGTAGGACAAGCCAATCAAGATGCTTTTAGCACTGCCAACTTTGGATTAGGATCTGTTAACATTAAAGCTAGTCAGACTTTCAAAACCGGCGGAGAAGACTTAAGAGTTGACGTAACTCACTTAGTTTCAGCTTCCATCACAAGTCAGCTAACAAATCACGGATTTAGAATATCATATAAAGCGTCAGAAGAAACTGATGCAAGAACAAGATTTGTCAAAAGATTTGCTTCGAGACATGCTAAAAACCCATACCTTAGACCTTCATTACACGTTGTCTGGGATGATACAATTAGTGACAATTGTCAAAATGCAGTTTTCGATCACAGCAACACATTATACTTTCAAAACTTTCTAAGAGGTTCTGAGACAAATCTTAAAATAGGAAACACATCATACAGTGGAGCAAATTGTCTTAGGCTGGTTCTTTCGTCAGGATCTTTTGCTGTGACATCAAGCGTATCGTCAGTTACTGGAAATACATCTGGGGCTAGCCGACCCGGTCTGTACAACGCGACCTTTACTGTAAATTCTAACGATTCGACTGTAATTAGAACGGGACCAACGTACACAGACAAAGTATCAGACTTTGCAATAAAAAGCGGATCTCTGGACTTAACCACTGAGTGGCAACTCACTGACGGATCTCTGACTTTCTACACAGGCAGCGTAACACTTAAGCAGACAGACAGATATCAAGGAAACTTTACATCAAGAGAACCTGAAATTACTGCGACAAATATTTTAGACTCATACAGATTTACTGATGTTGCTACAATTCGTCTCTTTGGAAGAGATATAGCTGCTGAGTTTAAAGAAAAGTACGGTACTGTTCCGCAAAGAAGGAAGTCTGTAATATACGACGAAGTATACTACAAAATTGTTGATGCACTTTCAGGTGATATCGCCATCCCGGAAAATAGAAATCAAAACGCAACAAGAGTTTCTACAGATTCTCAAGGAATGTTTTTTGAGTTAGACATGTCTAGTTTGCATGTTGGTAGAAATTACTATTTTGTCTACACAGTTTTAGAAAGAGGAACTGAAACTATAATTGAGGCAAAAGGTACAACATTTAAAGTGGTTGGATAATGTCTAGAGGCAAGACAATCTCATCAGGCTTTGGCCTGTTTACAGGAAATAAAATTCAGTCAATGACTGAAAACAGAGCTTCACTTGTAGGTGTTACTGCATCTCAAAACACAGGCTCAATGAAGTCAGCACTTTCAGCATCGTTTAGATATGACCAACCTGGACAACCTCTTAAGTCTACACAACAGCTAAACATAAATTGGGCTAAGTTCGAAAATCATACGTTTTTTAATTCTGCTGAAGCAAAAGTCAACATGGCTTTTGAAACTATCATTAACGGTTATCCTTTTGACGGAACGAAAGATGAGCTTTTTAATTTTGAAGATAAGCTTACAGGTTTTGAAAAGTATGTCTTAGAATCAATGCCGCAGTATACTGGGTTCATGAACTTCAATAGCTCACAGTTTGTTGAAGTAGTCGATCGAGCAGGAACTTTGTATCCTCAACTTTCTAGAGATACGACTAGTCGTGCAGTTTTAGATCCGGGTGTCGGTCCCTTCACGTATGAAATGTACATGTATGTACCGAGTGCAAGAGGTGGAAATAACTTAGCTGACAAACAGATAATTGCTCAAAAAATTAAAAACAACAGCGGAATTACGCTTTACACAGAGCCTACTGCAAGAAACTCTATCACTGTTTCGTATTCAGGTCAGCCGGCTGATGGCAACACAATAACACTCGTTGCATCAGACGGAACTTCGAAGACTTATGAGTTTGATCCGACTGTAACTAATGGTGCTGCTATTGGATCAAATGTTGGTGTCAAAATTGAATCCAATGCTGATGGGACATACGCAAACCTTAAAACTGTAGTGCTAGGTGCATCAGGTCACAACGGAAAAATACTAGTCAGTCATAGCACTGCATCTTTCGGTAACGCGACAATAAAGTTCACACATAGAATTAAAGAGGCAAACGGGATAGCTATATCTCCGGCTGCAACTTTGGCTAATACGACAATACCAACACAGTGTGAAACCACCAAGTCTGATATTGTTCTTCTAGTCACATCAGGATCAGTTTCAGCTCAGTCTAGAGTAACTGTGCCAAGAGAAAAGTGGCATCACGTTTCTGCTTGTCTAAACAGAAATCCGGGCATTAACAGAATTGAATTTTATGTTGACGGTGAATTTATTAAAAGGTCACCGCAGTTTGAGATTCTAGACTTTGGCTTTAGGGATGCAAAGCTGACGATTGCAAAAGGTGAAAACATAAGCGCGTCCGGCGACATTCAGGCGGTTTCATTTAACACATGCCTTTCTGCTAGCTTGGACGAATTTAGAGTCTTTCACAGCTCTAGGTCTAGAAGTGCCCTGGAAAGAGAAAAAAGCAGAAAGGTTGAACCAAGAGAAACGCTTAAGCTGAACTTACCCTTTAATGAGCCCACTGGATCATACAACAATCAAGCTGTAGTCTTAGACCACTCAGGTAACTCTCTGCACACAAAAGTTTTTAGAACAGGAAGCCAGCCTTACGATCCTGCATGCAGAATAGATCCGGGATATGGCAAGCCAATGGCTAGCGAAGACCCAAGAAGGTATCCTGTTCTTTTTCCGTCACACCCTGACCTGGTAAGCTTTAATTCAGGCTTGATGGTGTCAGCTTCAAATTATGACACTAACAACCCTAACATGATTACGAAGCTAGTTCCGGATCATTATCTGAGAGAAGCACATTTTAACGAAGGCTTTGGAGACCAAAAAGAACTGGGTGATTCTGAAGACCTGTATGGATTTGACACAGACTTTCCTGGCGGCGGTAAGATGGGTTCACCACAAATTATCGCAGCTATGTTGTTTATATGGGCAAAACAATTCGACGAAATGAAGCTCTTTCTAGATCAGTTTGGTAAGGTCTTACATGCAGACTACATAGACGAAGACACTGTTGCTGATACTTTTCTTCCTTTCATGGCAGAATATTATGGTTTTGACTTGCCTAACATGTTTCCTAATGTTTCCATGGAGCAACTAGTCGACCGTGAAGGTCAAGGAACTGCAGAAGCACTAGCAAAATTGTCACTTCAGCAAATTCAAAATTCAATTTGGAGACGTATCTTAACAGATATTAGAGAAATTATACGATCTAAAGGTACTATTCATGGGATCAAGACATTCTTAAGAAATGTCGGTATTGACCCTGATAGAAGCTTTAGATTTAGAGAATACGGTGGCGCTAGAACAGGCAGAATAGGGGCAGCTAGACAAGAAGTAAAAGACATCATTCGTCTCTTGTCGTTTACAGGAAGTCTTGCACCAGGTGCAACAAACAGCAATGCTTCTACTTTGCCGACACATCATAAAAATTCAAATATGGTAGTCAAAAGATACTCTGATTCTCCTCTTATCGTTTCACCATTTCTTTCCGGAACAAGAGTAGAAGGTGGGACACCAAAACCATCAGTACCAGCTAGCCAGTTTATTTTAGCAAATAGCTCTTCATACACTGGTAATGGAGAAAAGATTCTTAAGTCAGGAAAGCATGTCAGGTACGGAGTTTCTCCAAACCCTTCTGATGGTTTGTTTACTAGTGGGTCCTGGACTTGTGAGGCGATGTATGTTTACGGAGGTTCTCACACTTTAGGATTAAGTCAACCTGTCACACAAAGCCTCATGAGAATGTATGTGACAGGAACTGTAATGACAGCTGCTTCGGCTGAACCTGCTGTAGGGTCTCTATCTTTTACAAATCAACCTGAAGATGGGTCTACTATAACTTTGGTTGACATTCCGAACTCAGGTTCTCCTACGACTTCGGTTTTTGAGTTTGACACAGTCGCGAAAATACAAGTAAACATATCAGCAACATCTGCACTGTTAGGAAACAACGCAACAACTGTGACTGTTACTCCTGCCGGAGGATCAGCAAAAGTATTCGTCTTCTCGACTAGTGCAACAGAAGGGCATGAGACAGGGACTGTAGATGGTTCGAGTCGAATAAGAGTCAAGACAGTTGGAGTTCCAAACACTATAACAATTTTTGATTTCGTAGCGGATCAGTTAGTCAAGGCAATTAACAGCGTCAATGATAGCTCTCAGTGGAAAACATTGACAGCGTCTAGAAAAGGTAATGTAGTTTCTATCGAATCTACAGGTTATGGAAAGACAACAGTTACCAAAGCAAACCTTTCAGGGACAGGTGCTAGTCACATTACAGTTACAGACCCATCCGGGGCATCAGGTAGCAACGTAAGAATTCCGATATCTCCAAGAGGTATAAGCTATACAGTCAAGAATTTAGTAGCACAAATCAAAGCAACCACAGCCCTAAAAATTAGAGCTCTTCAATTAGGTGATGGTAAGACTGTCAGGCTAGAAATGACAAATCCAGGATCACCATCTGTAAGCAAGATCGCAGCTACAGGAACAACGAATGCTTCGATAAAACATTTTAGCGGTGGTTTTGATGATGATATCTTAAACGCTAGCTTTTCCGGCGGAGGCACCTCAATGACCGGAAGAACTATGTTGACCAACTTGGTTGCACTTTCAGGATCACAAGACTTACAAACTACTGGATCGTTGGTTCTTTTTGCACGACCAATTCCTGGTCGAGATCCACTGGTACTAGCACTTACAGGAACCAACGTTTTCGACGGCGATCGGTGGAACGTTTGTTACGGAAGAATTAGAAATGATTTGTCTGGAACACATGTAAGCAGTAGCTATTTTATTCATGCTTCAAAAGCAGTGGGTGATAGGATCGTTATTTCTAACAGAGTCGAAAAGCTTTTTGATGATCACGAGCCTGAGCTATGTTCAACAGCACGCCAAGTCGTAAGGCTTAATGGAGTATCTGCTGCTGACGCTGACAATATAACAATTACTTCTGATGATGGAACAGCTAAAGTTTATAAGTTCGTTAATGAAGCGAATGGGCAAACAGGTCTTTTGGAGGGCGGAGGAGGAACACCTGTTAAAGTATCGATTCAGAATGCTAGCGGCGGAGCAGGTACCAATTCAGAAGTTGCTGGTCAACTTTTAGCTGCGATAAAAAACAATACAAACGGACACGGATCTAATGTGGCAGCAACAGACGGATCGATTGTGGTTCCGGCTAAAAGCCCAACAGTAGCTGCACTCAAAACCTCACTAGATGGAACTTCTTTCACCATCAAAGACGCTACTGGATTCTCACAAAAGTTCACTTATTTTGTGACACATGACGAACTTACTGTAGGAAGAATTGGTCTTAAGAGTGACACCACAATAGAAGACATTGCTAAGTCAATTAAATTAGCAATTGAGCTTTCTTCTCTAAGAATAACACCTCGCAATATTGTACCGACATCCGGTGCAGACGGTGTACACACAATTCCGCTTTCTCAAGATGATGCAGGAGCTTCAGGAAATCAGGAGTTTGTGACAGTTGGCGAATCTTCGCCTGCTATGACGTACAATAACTTTACAAACGGATTTTCAGAAAAGATAACTGTCCAAAAATTTGACGAAACTATTCTGATGACTCAGACTTCTGGCTTAGCACCTGATGTATCAATCCTCCCTAATTCTGCTAAGAATGAAGGAAGAGTTACAACCAGTGCCACAAACTCTGCAGTGAATATGTCTGCTTTCAGCAACATTACTAGCATTAACACTTCCGGTCCGTTTATCGCAATTGGTGATCTAGACGACAAAATCACAGACACATCATCAAAAAAGACGTACGGCTTAGATGGGTATCAGCTTGCCACAAATACTTCCTTGGATAGGACGCAGGCCAGCATGGCACAGACAACAAAGTTTGCAGGTAACATCGCAAACATAAGATTCTACTCAAAAGCTTTAACAGAAAAAGAGCACAGAGAACACGCACTTAACGTAAGATCGATTGGCGTTGAGGCACCTTCCAAGAACTTTAGCTTTGCTGAAAACATCGACGGGTCATTTGAAAAGTTAAGATTAGACGTTTCAATTGATCAAGACGTGACAGGATCAGACACTGCAAAGTCAATTATTTTACCTGACTTTTCACAAAATCTTTTGGATATGGAAGGATATGGTTTTGAGGCTGATAAGCAGTTGCTTTACCCCCGGGACGTAAAGTTTTCAATAATCAGCCCTAATTTTGATCAAAGCTCTCAAACAAACAAGGTCCGTGTTAGAAGCTATCTAGATCCCGCAGTTGCTCGCAGAGAACTTGTAGGAGTCGCCCCTGTTTACCATATACCTGAAGCTGAGAAAGTCCACGACGATTTAAGATTCGGTGTCGAAATATCTGTTACACAAGCACTCAACGAGGACATTATCAATATCTTGGCAACAATGGACGAAATAGAAAACTCGGTCGGTGCACCCGAAAGTCAATTTGACGTAGGATATTTAGGATTGGAAAACATTAGAGAAGTATATTTTAATCGACTTACAGACAAGATCAATCTATCTAACTTCTTCCAGTTTTTTAGATGGTTTGACAACACGATAGGCGACTCAATCGACAGGCTAATCCCAAGAAAGACACGATTTACAGGGGTCAATTACATTATTGAACCTCACATTTTAGAAAGGCCGAAGTTTACCTACAATACTGCAGACATGTATATTGGAGAAAACGATAGGCACGGACTAAAAGGCGAAATATTACTACGTCAGCTTGTTGCATTAGTGAGGAGGTTCTAAATGTCAGAAGAACACATTCACGTCCACCCATATAGACTTACAGGTTCGTCAGCACACCGTCTTGAAGAGTTGTTGATGGACCAAAATGCTGGTGCACTTAAAAACGGAACATTTCACCTTACAAACATAAAGGGTTCGAAAGCAGTAATTGTAGCACCGGAAGAATTTTCAGGATCGAATCACGATCAGACATTTCTGCAAGGAATCGATGTCAAAACATTTAAGCAAGCAACCAGTTACATAACAGCTAAAATTAGACCGAATTCTCACTATAACATATTACGAACAGAGAGGTTGGGTGAATATTCATCAGGTCTTCATGTTACTTCTTCTGCAGATCAAGAGCAGCACAGAGATCTAATTCTAGACGAGCCTGAGTATTTTGATGACAATACTAGTCCTGCCTCCTTAGGGATGTCAGGAGTTTCAGGATCTAGAGCACAGCTCGATACTAGCGTCAACAAAGTAAAAGCTAGAATTTACAACAAGTCTTATAGGGAAAGAAGAGACTTAGGACAAGCAGATCTATTTCAAGACGGAACTCCGTATAAAGACACAACTACAGTTGATCCAACAGAAATTGTAGGGGTTAGGCTTAGAGGAGATGGCACTATAGCAGGACAGTCTGTAGAATTTCCTCCGTACATGGTTCATGCAACAGACAGGACTTCTGCAGACGGTGCTATTGAGATATTTCCAATTCGTCGTGCTGCTGATAGGTCAATACCAGAGCACCCACATACAGCACAGGGTATTAAGGGTGACTTGAACATCATTGATATCTACAGAAAGTCTGACGTAATGACTAGTCAAAGCGAAAAGCTTGGCAAAAGAAAGCTAGTCATAGGAAGAACAGTCCGGTCATACACATCGTTTATTTGTACTCAAGCAACAACAGTAAACAACGACACAATCGCGTTTGGGCTTGGTGGAATTAGTGCTACCGTCACCCTAAGAGATGCAGGAGTCAATATTTCTGCTACGTCAACAGGGACTAAGTACATTATTCTTGACTTAGGAAACGCGACTACAGCAAATTGGAATTCTGTCGGCGCTTCAGGCACACCATTCGTAGGTCAAGTATTTACTCAGTCAGGAACGGTTGGATCAACTACAGGAATAGTTCAAGAACATTCCAAGTACGTTGGGGTCAAGACAGGATCTTCTATCGCAATAGAAGTGGTAAAAGGCAATTCAGATGGTCAATTCGCAACACGTCTATCTACAGCATTTAATAATTTAAGATCTCTAGGTCTAAGGTGTTCATCAACAGTGACAACAAACACTGTGTTCCTAAGAGAAGTTTTAGATAGAAACACAACAAGAGGTGTTAGTGTTTCAATTACTGACTCTTCTAGTTCTACAACAAAAAAGATAACTACAGCCACAACAATTAGTGGATTCGTGGCAGAGTTTTTTAGATACTCAGACTTTGTGTATGAGACTAGTAAGACTAGAGCTTTAGGAGGATACGACTATTATCTAGATGGTGTTGAATCGTTTGGTATTGAAGTACTTGACAATGCTGAGACAGTCAAGACTCAAGTTGCAACATCACCAATGGAATCTTCTGATGATCCCGAAGACCTCGTTGACTTAGATGCATATATTCCTTGGCTAGCAGCAATGCGATCAGGTACATTTGGAGAAGAACACATTGGACCGATCAACACACAAGGTTTTGTCGCTCCTCAACATGCAAATATCTCACCCTTTGAAGATAATTCTGATCAAGACATAACAGGTGTCAGAATTACCGATGCAAATACTTTTGCTGCATTTCCTAATTTCTTTTTGACAGACAAAAGGGTGACTTTGACAGGAAGGAAGTATACAGGACACAATAGCTTGTTGTTTCAAACTGTGTGGCAAAACTCTATCAAGTCTTTCGTGACATCTAGCCATTCATCTTCGGCGTTTGGTTCTTCACTAAAAACAGAACTGGGAACAGAAGGACAACCTACGGGTGATCCGGGTGTAGGAAGGCTTTCTACTAAAAACAAAGGT